TATCTAATAAATATCCTCTGCCATTTAAAAGACAAGTATGAAGTTTTCCATTATGAAGTAATGAAGAGTCTTTAAATTCTAATCCCATCAATAACTTTGTGGCATCATTTGTGCCAATTATTTTAATTAAACCTTTCATATTTCCAAATTATCTCTGTTGTTCCTGTCGATTGATCTATTTCACAAATTTTATCGTATCTTTTAATCCAATTGATAAAATTATTTCTTTTATGTCTTCTAGTTATTATAGAGGTTATTTGATTTTTATCAAATTTTTTCATTGTAAATAATAATGTTTCATGAACTGAATTAATCACAAATTTTGGGCTATATTTTTTACAATCTCCTATCATGAATTGTAAAGTTAATTCGTTATTTTCTAAATAAAAGAAAGAAGATCTTATCCATTCGTTATTAAACAAAGTATCTACCACAATGCATTCTTTTAGTAAAAAATCAAAATATTCTTTAATTTTCATATTTCTCAAGGATATAGAATTTAACGAACAAAAAGAGTATGGTTTTGAGTTTATACAGAATTCAAAAAAACGATAATAAAAATCTTTATTGAAATCAACTATTTGTTTAATTTTTATCATTACTGTCTATAATAACAAGAATAGTGTAAATTTAAATATGGGTCAAGGTACAAATAAAATAGCTAATAGCTTGTTGGATATTCAGCCAACAGCAGTATTAGAATTTTATAGAATTTACCCCGATACACTAAATAAGCCAAATCTTTTTATTCCTGTCCATGGTGGATCTATTTTTGGAGCAAATGTTTCTTGGCAAAATGTTGAATATATACCCGTGCCAATTGAAGGCGAAGGCTTCGAAATTAATGGTAATGGCCAACTTGCTAGGCCAAAATTAAGAATCGCTAATAAAGACTTTTTAATAACCAATTTATTACAAAATAATTTCGACTTTAAAAATGCCAAAATAGTTCGCAAAAGAACTTTTTTAAAGTATTTAGATGATTCTAATTTTGATGGAGGAAACCCCTTTGGGACTCCAGATTATACGGCAGAAATAAGCAATGAAACTTATTTGATTGGCCAAAAAACAGCAGAAAATAAAGTCTATGTAGAGTTTGAATTAACATCTCCATTAGATTTAGAAAATTTTGAAGTCACTCATAGACAAATATTAGCAAAGTATTGTTACTGGCAGTATAGAGGTCATGGATGCAATTTTGTCGGTGGCCCTGTAGAGAAAGAAAATGGATATAATTTTACAGATATTACTGGCGCCTTAGTGATTCCAAAAGCTCCTTTAAATGGTCTTTTTGTTGATGTCACCAATATATGGAGCGCAACAAAAGGCTATTTAAAAGGCGACATTTGTTATTTGGAAAATTCTAAAATATATATCAATAAAAATCCTAATGATGCTAATAGCTATACTGGCCCATTAAGAAATTGGTATGTTTCTGTTGCTGATAGTAATTTAAATAATAATCCAGAAACAAATCCTACATATTGGCAAAAAGATGGATGCTCTAAAAAAATATCATCTTGTAAAAAAAGATTTAATACTGCGGTAAATGTTCCTTATTATACTAATGTCACTACTGAAACAACTAATTTTATTGGACTAAGTGGAATAGCTAACAGTACAACCCCATTCTCTACTACTGCGGCGACAAGTGGGTCTTTAAAATTAAATCAAGATTTATATACTAAATTTTTAAATTTTAGAACTAATTTTACAGCTTCAACATGGATTAAAAGAGATTCTACAAGAGCTTGTTCTAATGGATCTACTATTTTATCTATAGGACCAAGTTGTCCTATAGCTTTAACAGTTATAAAAGATGCTACAAATTATGCTTATCAAATAAATTTTATAGCAACTGATATTTATCCGGGTTCTGCTGGTATTACTTCTGCTCAAGTATTAATTAATAGTTACAATGCCCTATATATTAATAAAGCAGATGTAATTAATGGAACGCAATCTTTTGCTGGAAATGCTTTAGATTTGGTATCTATTCAATGTCAAAGAAATTTATCTTCCCCTCATAATTATTTAAGATATTCAAATACTTTTAACTCTACTAATTCTTCTAATTATTGGGTTAATAATAATTGTACAGTAGTTGATAATACTACTGCAACAACTAATCCATATGGAATTACTGGAAATACTTCTCAAATAACCTCATTAGCTGGAACTATTGATTGTTTAGGTGTTTCTGGAAATGCAAATTTAATTGCAAATTTAAATACTGATTTAGGGATTTCAGCGCCTTCTAGTTATACCGATTATAATCAAATTGTAACTTTTTCGATATGGGTGAAACAACCAACAGCTAATGCTGCTAGATATTTTTATATTAGATTTGAAGATTGGTATAAAAGAAATGGAAAAAGACATAATCAATTTATAGTTTTTGATTTGCAAGCTAAAACGTTTACAAATTACGCTTCAGACATACAAAAAGCTACTGATTATACGATTAACAATAATTATGGTAATTATTATATGCCATTTGCAACATTATATGATGCTGGAAATGGTTGGTTAAGATTATCTGTAACAATGTTAAATGAAACTTACAATGTCAGAGCTTTTACTAATATAAATTTTGGCCCCTTGCCCGGGACACTTAGTCCATCATTTATAAAATATTATGATGCTAATACCGCTGATGAGGTTCTAAGAGCTACTTATACTTCTGGACTATCTGTTTACGTTTATGGAGCATTATTGGAGGGCGGTCGTGCTTCTAATAATGAATATCAAATTACTAGTGGTAAAGCATATTTTCATCCAGATTTTAATTTTTGGGGAAATGATATTGTAAATGTTAATATAAATGGAGTTAATAAATTTTCTTGGCAATCTCAAAATAAAAATCAATTAATAACTCAAAGTGCTACGGAATTTTCTATAGGATCTTTAACTTCTAGTGCAAATCAATTTACTATCAATGCAGATATAGGTACTTCTGCTATTTGGGGTAGATTCGTAGCGGATCAAGAATTTGTTTCTTTATATAAAACGACAAGCGTACCACCTACATATCAAAATGATTTTACCGCTTATCCAATTCGTTATTATGAATGCACAGGAGGTTCTCTTTCTCAAATTACTGGAAATAAATTAATGGCTTGGTGGGATATGACTGGTAACGCAAACATAATAACTGATCTTCATACTGGAAGCAATAATTTAAAAGTTTATGGCACAAATGCTAATAAATCTTTAAGTTATGCTAAAGCTGCATATGTATTAACAAATAATTTTATAACAAATACCAGTTTGCCTTTTGGTGGTTTTCCCGGAACAGATGGATTTAATTATGGAAGATAATAATTTTAAAAATTTAAAAGAAGCTTTAGCAAAGATAAAAAATCATTGTTATACCAATCCATTTGCAGAAATTTGTGGATTTTTAGGTTACGATAAAAACAAAAAGAAATATATTGTACAATTAGAAAATAATTGTTCAAGTGATCCTCAAAATTTTTTTGCAATTGATGCTTTGAAATATTTATTATTTAAACAAAATTATTCTTTAGCTAGTATTTTTCATAGCCACATTAATGGAGATGAAAACGCTTCTGAGTTTGATATTAAAATGTCAGAAAATTGTTGTGTACCTTTTTTAATTTATGGAATAAATACTCATAAATTTTCAATTTATGAACCTAAATATATCGAATCTGATGTAAAAGTATTAAAGAGAATCAAATCGAATCTATGACTGATATAATTTTACATGGTATTCTTGCAAAAGAATTTGGTGAAAGCTTTAAAATGAAAATTTATAGAGCTTCCAATGTTATTAAGGCTATAGATGTTAATAGAACAAATTTTAATAAAAGAATTTTCGAATTAGCTAGAGAAGGTTTTCATTATACTTTAATTGTAGATGGTCGCAAAATTACAGAATTAGAAGAATTAAATATAAATAGAGAGCCAGAAGTAATTCATTTAGTACCTTTAATTGTTGGGTCTGGACCAGCCACTATTGGTTCTTTGATTATTCAAGGCATTTTATATGTAGGTGCTGGTGGCGGTGCAGCGGGAGCTACTGCTGCTGCTGCATTTGCTGCTTCAGCGGCAATAGCTGGATCTACAGCAGCTATCACTGCTGGTATAGTAGGAAGTATAGCTCTAACTGCCGTATCTATTGGTCTTCAAATGCTTTTAGCCCCTAAGCCTGATGCTCAAGCTCCAATATCAGCATCTACAAAAGCTTTAGCAGATTCATTCTCATTCTCTAATAAAGCAAATATAGCTGCTCAAGGATCACCAGTTCCAGTTGGTTATGGAAGATTGAAAGTCGGTAGTCAAGTCATTCAAATGGGAATTAAATCTTTCCCTCAAAATCAAGAAAGCCTTACAGCTATGCAGCAAAATGCATATACCCCCATATATGGGACAGTATCTGATCCACAAACAGTATCAAATAAAACAACATGAATCATTTACTAAAGAAATTATCTTTTGCTGGTGGTGGAAAACACAAACCAAAAGCTCAACCCGCTACTTTAACTCCTCCTATCATTGGAGATTTAGCGTTAGCTTCTTCTTATAGTTATGCAGAAATTTTAGATTTAATAAGCGATGGTCCAATTGGTGGGTTGGTCAATTTAAATGGATTAGATTTGCAAAATGGAAATATTCTACAGGGCATATATTTAAATGATACATCTGTAGCCGTTTCTGATGATTCAGTTTTATCAAATATAACAAGTTATGATTCGTCATTTGTTGCTCAAGAGATGTTTAATTCTGTTAATAATTTAAGTGATTTTTTCACTAATTTATTAAATTTTAATATTCCAGTTAGGAGTGATCTATTGCCGCCTCAGGGTTATACTACAATTAATTATTTAAATAATTTAAGAGTTTCAATTGGAGAGCTTTTTGGAAAGTTTGTTGGAGGGATTTATACAACGTATACACCATTGACTAATGTTTTATTTGATGATTATGATAATTTATTAGGTTCATTTAATGGAAGCAGAACTGCTGCTTATCCGTATGAATTAAATTATTCAAACTCTAAAGTTAATACTTGGATGATTGGTACTAATTTAGCATACGATACAAGATATCAATTACAATTTTATAATAATACGGATACACAAATAACTAATTATATTAATAATTATTTGGGAGAGATTAAAACTTTAATTACTAATTATAATAATTGTACAATTCATGAAAAAACATATTTAAATAATATATTTATTAAATATTTTGGCTCGGATTGGGAAAGCAAAGATTCTTCAAATTTATTAAATAATTGGGCAATCAGTAATTTTGATTTTGCTAATGATTTAATATTTATTATTAATCCAATTAGTTCTACAAATATATCATTGATTGATATTAGAGCAGTATCATTACTAGACTCATTAGGGGCATTAAATAATTTTGAATTTTCATTGGAAACTTCTGATGGTGTTTCAATCGCTAATTACGATAATAATATTTCTGTTTATGATTTTATATTGCCTTCTATAACTCCTGCTGGAGTTACTACTGGGCAATGCAAAGGGTTATATATTGTTCGCGTTAAAGGCATGTATAATTTTTCTAAACCAAAAATTAATTATTCTTATTATTTATTTTCTACTTTTAATTTGCCTTCCGTTTCTATACAAAATTTAGCTAATGCTAAAAAATTAAATTTAAGAAAAAAAACAATTTCTACAGGAATATCAACCTCTACGCAAAAATATAATTATACAAATATTTTAGCTGAATATAGATCTGGAGAAGAGTATCAAAATCCATTTAAATGGATTAACAGCGTTTTAATTGATAAAGAATATGGATCATCATTAATTGGCCCATTTAAAACTTCTGGCAATGTCCAAAGAATTACAGAGGATTCAAATATGTTAAGCAATAATTATTGGAGATCTTTTAATTTAATTATAGGATCTAAAACTATCTTGCCGACTACCGAAGGAAGTGTAGATGCAAATTTCAGAATTTCTTCTTCGGCAGATAATTATAGTGATTGGAATAAAAGTCAATCTGTATTTAACGAAAGTGCTATTTCTGTAAAACATATAATTATAAATCCTAATGTTGAAAGCGTATTTATTACTATCATGATTAATGGTTTATCAGATACTTTAAGTGCTGATGCATCTGTTTATATTGATAAAATTAATACTAAACAGTTGAGAGCTGGAACTAAATTTCCAGCTATAGTTAATATAGAAGTTGAAACTGGATGCATGGATGACTCTGGCGCGGAAGATCCAACTCAAAAATCTACTAGAAATTTTCAAATTGTAGCTTTGATAGCTTCTCCAACTTATATAGATATTGGAAATCCTGATGGAAAAACTTCAACTACTACAAATTATAAATTTATTTCTGAATATACTCAAGACTCTGGAGTTACTAAAAATATTTTTGAACCTTTTATGCTTCCCAAGATATCTGGATCTAATTCAGCTTTAGATTCGTCTAAGAAAAGATATATTAAAATAACTAAATTATCTTGCGAAACTAATTCATCTTTAATTAATAAAAATATAGCATTAAGTAAAGTTACAGAAATTATTCCAGCTAATTTTAGTTATCCTTTTTCTGCGGTTATTGGTACAAAAATAGATTCAAGAGCTTTCTCGTCAATCCCAACTAGAACTTTTGATTGCAAATTAAAAAAAGTTAAA